ATTCAACCGTATCTGTGCCATCGGTCATTGTAATTAGACCTGTCCCAGCATCAACAAGCAAAGCATTAATAGCTCCACCCTCTTCACCTACTCTAAAATCTCCATCAACATCTAATGGATAAGCAGGCGAGGAAGTACCTATGCCTACATAATTATTACTATTTAATATTGTTAAAGCATTAGAAGTTAAATCTTCATTATATATTGATAAATCTGTTTTAGTTGCAGGTAATCTTAATTGCCAAACAGCATAATCATTTTCCACCCAAAGATAAGCATCACCATCTTCAGCATAAATATCAATTACTGCTTTAGCACTGCCAGTTCCATAAGCTGCAATTCCAGAGTCTTGAGCATCATCTGTATTAGTATTATATAATCTACCATTCCTTGTATAAATTTGTCCTGTTGATGATATATTACCATCAACTGTTAAATTACTATCAACAGTAGACGAAGCAGTAGATAAAAAACCATTAAGAAGTCCTAATGTAGTTGAAGTAGATACACCATAATCTGTTGGTGTCCAAGCAAATGGGTCGCCACTACCGCTCGACCAAGTAGTAATACAATTATCACCAGTAAGACAAAAGGTTGTAGAAGTAGCTGTATCAAAAATAGCGTCAACGGTAGAAGAACCGATAACGCCGCTAGAACTTCTAGGTATAATATGAATACCATCACCATCAGTTTTCATAGCTGGAAGTCTTGTTATAGTTCCGCTACCACCACCTAAATCTTGTTCAGTCATTACAGCAAAAACACCACTACCAATAATCATTGATACTATTAATGCGACTATAATATGTGATATGTATTTCCTCATAATTTTCTTAAAAATGGTCTATTTCTTTTCTTTTTTTCTTTTACCACCTCTGTTATTTCTTCTTTTATTACTAAATCATCTGGTGATATGAAAAAATTATTTATTTTATCTTTTAACTTATTGGTTAAATCAAATTTGATTTTTTGTTTTTTAAACTTATTAAAGACATTAACAACTTCTTTATTACCTACTTTCATTTCTGTTAAAACATTATTAATTATCTTTTCAATATCTAAGTTTTTAGCTAATATTGGTGTTAAATCAACCTTTTCAGGTTCAGGTATGTGTTTGTTATCAATGGCGTTTTTAGTATTAGCAATCTCAACCATCACACCCGATAGGTCTGTTTCTTTTTGTTGCGGAAATTTAATATTAATTATTTGTGATATAACTCGTTGAACACCAGCTTCTAAAGATGATAAATTAACTTTTTCTGGTATAGGGATAATAATAGTTTTAATTTCATCCTGTATTATTTTCCTAACTTTCTTATAATCAATATCTACTCCACCACCAAGCCCAAATGTTCTGTTATATCTATCTTGTATTAAAAAGGAAGTTACTTCTTCCGCATAATCACCTGCGTTAGTTGAATAACCGCTATCAGTATAAACAGTAGTAGTAATATCAATATAAAAACCCTCTCCGCCAACATCAGCGGAAACTTCCCAATCACCAGTAAATCTACGACTACCTTGGTCGGTTAAATTTACTGTATCTATTGTAGCTCCAGTTTTAGAATTTCTTATTACTGCCTGAACATAATAAGTAGAAGTATCAACCGTATCGCCTAAAACCCTAACAATAGTAAATGTTTCTGTAGGTCTTAGTTGTATCATATTTAATCTTCTATTAATGCTTTAACAGTTACAGGAACAGTAGTAGTACCAATGATAGTGTCAGTAACTCTCATAAACATAAATAAATCGTTTTGTAAGTCCATTGAATACACCTTTGTTGTATTAGAGTCAACGGCAACACTTGCAACTCTAGTTAGATTTTGTGAAATAGAATTGGCTACGTTATCAACTAGCTTGTTGTAAGTAACCCAATTAGTTTCATCATTAGATACTTCAACAGCAAAAGTTGATGTAGCAGTTCCACTCGTTGTTAAACCAGCCATAGAAAAAGATAATGTAACTCTGTCAGCACCATCAATATTAATGGTACTTGATGTTGAAGAAGCGATAGTAGCATCAAGAACAATGACACTATTAGTTGCTCCTATCCCACCACCTAAATAAGAAGCACCACTTAATAAGGCAACTATGCCTATTAGGATTTTGACTAAATGTTTTTTAATTGTCTCCATATTTTTTTATAATAAATTAATAATATATCTTAACCCACCACTTTTGAGATGGGCTAAGTATATCCTCAATTAATCACCAGACCTTACAGAAGTTACGGTAGTTTTAACAACACCTGCACCAGCATTTCTAAAGTGAAGAATAGCATCTTCAGCTCCAGGTATAACTACATCACTTCCATCTGCTTCTAACAATTCCATATTACTCCCATTTCCAATAGAAATAGTAGTAGTAGTTGCAGCAGTAGTATTCTCATTAGAGAAATAGACTACCCAACTATCATTCTCGGTATATAAACAAGCGTTAATCAATTCATCAGAGTCAGGTAAATACAAAGTATTAGCTGGAACTCCAGTATCTCCTTCTGTAACAGTATATTCAATACTCTTGTATTGACATATATCCATAGCAGTAGAAGTAGCACTATCACTTGAATTATCTACAACGGATAATTCGTTAGTTAAGCCACCTTCAACTATTCCTTCATCAAAATATTCAATACCAGTAGTTAAACCACTTAAACTGTCATTAGATTCAAATCCAGCTTCATTATAATCACCTGATATATTGAAAATTCTAGTGATACCAGTTGCACCAGCATAAACTATTCCAGAAGCAAGTAAGACGCCTAACACTAATATAACTAAGGATTTTACTTTTGAGATTGTTTTAATCTTCATAAAACGTAAAAAAATTAGTTAATTAATAGTTATCACTTCGTATTTGGACATCAAAGATTTCTTTAGTACCTTGATTAAATGTTTTAAATCCAGCCAAAGTTAAACCTAAGATATTTACACCAGACTTACCAGCTGAAATAGTATCACCTTTCTTTACTCCTGGTTGTTTCTGAATAGCAGCGTCAATAGCTTTAGTCTTACAAGCTAAAAGATGTTGCTGTTGCTGATTAACTGTCCAAAGGTCTGCACTTTCAGAACTTGTAAGAGTTAAGTAAGAACCACCTTTAATCCAAACATCAATATAAAGACCACTAGAGTCTTCTTCCGCAGCCCATTCCTGAACTATTCTCTGATTAGCCAATGATAAAGATTGGCAAGTTGCAGCTGTGCAACCAGTCGCAGTCTCTAATCCGCCACCAGTAATAAATGCAGCTAAAAGAGTTAGAGTAGTATCTAAATCAGTAGTCTGTAAGATGTTTCCAGCTACAGTGCTAATAGTATCTACAAAAGTAAAGGTAACAGCAGTGCCACCAGAAGAAGCAATCGTAATAGTTGCTCCATCTGTAGGATTATCAGCTGGTGTCCAACGAGCTGAACCAGTCAGATTATTAGACAAATAAAGTTCTAAGCCTAAATACCTTCCGACATTAGCATTCAAAGAAGTCTTATCACCCAATGCAGTTTCTTTACCACCTACTCTTTGGATTAAAACTTCCTTAAACTGAGGCGACATAACTAGATTCCTTTCTCCTAGAGCTACATTATTAACATCAAACTTTTTGTTAATAGCAGAAAATACCTTATCAATATTAGAAGTAGTTACGGTGATACCTTGACTTGCAGTTCCACCTACATCTCCACTGTCAATAGTATCAGCAGCGTTAGTTACTTCATATAGAAAAACGGCATCTAGAGCAATGGCAAGCCTTTTGCCTATTTCATCTCCCCAAGCGTTGGCTGCTGACCAACGATTTTGAATTTTATCTACGTCATCTACATAGATAAGAGCTGCTTTAATAACATTAACCGTTAACACGTCAGCGGTAGCAGTTAAGTCTTGGGCAGTTAAAGCAGTACCCTTTGTGTAGTTTTCAACCACAATGTCAGCACGATAAGGACGGTCTACACTTTCTCCATCCTTTAGCTGGTCCATCTCAACAAAAGAAGCCAAACTTCTAAAAACAAGCATTTTATAGAGTTTTTGACCAATTCTACGAGATAAATAACTAGCTGACATTGCTGTTATATCTTGAGACATAAAGCAATACGAATGTTAAACTAAGCTTTATTCTTATCAACCCAAGCAAAATACTTTTCTGCTTCTTTTTGAGAAGCATTTTTTACATCATCATCAGTCCAACTTTCATAATCTACGACATCGGAATTTCTATTTTGACCACTTCTGCTACTTTCAGCAGTTTTCTTTTTGGTCATAACAGCACCCCTAAATCCATCTACACCCTTATATATAACTGATAATGGGGTTGTTTTATACTCCTCTGTAAAGGCAGTATCCTTGAGTTGCTTTTGAATTTTAGCTAAGTCACCTTCTGAAATATCTGGATATTCTTCCTTAATTAACGACTCCATTCCTGTAAATTCCTTGCTGAATTGAACTTCAGCTTGAGCAGTTACCTGCCCTTCCTTTACTTCTTTTATAGTTTCAAGAGCCTGTTTAACTTCAGGCGACATCTCCGATTTAGGCACTAAACCTACAATAGATTTTATAAGTTCAGCGTCCACACCTTTCTCTTCAGCTAGCTTTTTAATCTTACTATCCATATCTTCGCTAACTTGAGTTTCTTGAGCAGGCGTTTCAGTCGGTTTGTTTTTTAAACTCTCTATTTCGCCAAGGAGTTCCGTTTCCCTTTTAGACCAATTCTTTTCAGCAATCTTATGCTTAAAAACTGGCATTACTTGGGGAACTCTATTTACTTTATCTTCTTCGGGCTTTGCCTCGTCAGGTTTTTTCTCCTCTACAGGAGCTTCTTCCTCATCAGGTTTAGCCTCTGGTTTCTCCTCAACAGGTTTTTCACCTTCTAATGCAGGGATATTCTTACCCTCTGCTTGCATTTCCTCAAGAGTTTTACGAGTGTCTTCATCGGGAATTTGCTCGTCTTTGGGGTCTTGAGAACCCTCAATTAATAAATCATCTGTCATAGTTTTTTTGTAGGCGGAAATCTAACCGCTCATTAATAATAAGGAGTTTTACTGTCTCTCAACAGGTAAACTTTGATAAATAGGTTTACGACTATAATATATTATTCTGTTAAGAATATTTTATAACGCTTAATAGCTTCGTTTAAGGCGGTCTGTTCATCACCTTCAAATACTTCTTTATTGTCGCCAAACTTAACTGAATAACCAGCTTCAATTCTGATTATACCTTCAGTTACTTCTTCTGGAACATTAACTTCAACACTTACTCTTTTAACTTTTTTATCAGGTTTTTTCTCTTTTTTCTTTGTCATAATTTTATTTATTACTTAATGATTTAGATATATTATAAATTGCTCCATCAATCCAATGAAGGAACTGGTTATTCTCTAAGGTTTCTAATACCTTAAGCTTCATTGCTGTGCTTAATCCTTGCAAAAATTGGTCTATATTATTTTTAAATTGAGAGTGTTTAAGCATTTTCCTAACTATATGCCCATTCTTACCATCGTGAGTTTTAATCTTACTAACTGCTATCTTGCCCTTATAACCCATAATAAGCTTATCAGTCTGTGGGTCAGCCACTATAATTAATAGTCTCTTATTATCAATTAAGAACTCACCTACACTCTTTTCTCGCTTCTTCTTACGAAATGGCTCTACAAAATAGTATTTAAAAGTTAGAACAGGGACTTTCCATAACTTAGTATACCAAGGATAATTTATCTTTGTGAATAACCCACCGTCTTTACCAATCGTTAGGTCTGTATGGTCTTTAGGATTTTTCTTAACTTCTTCTGACTCTAACATTTTATTCATTTCTTTTTTAGTGGCTTTATCCATATTTATCCTGTTAATTGATTAATTTGCTCTTTTAACTTATCTAAATCCTTCTCTTTAAAGAATTTTAATATATCGTTTATCCAATCTGTTCTACTAAAAGCTAAAGCTCGTTCTAATTCTGTCATTTTACGATCATTAAGCAACTGCTGGGCTATCATTGCTAATTCCTTTTCAAGCCAATTCTGAAGTATTCTAATACCCTCAATGTTCTCTAGGCTTTCAATATTCATTGACTCATAAGCCTCTATCTTCCATCCCTTAATCATCTGTTGGTCTGCTGGTAATAAATAGGTCTTTTCTGCCTGTTTTAGTTGTTCTATTATGTGCATATTTATCCTACTAATGGATTAACCCTAGCTGTATTTTCAGCTGATTTCTGTTGAACTCCCTCTGCTGATACTAATGGTTGGTCTTGTCTTTTAGGTATATTTCCGCTAACACCAGCAACAGCTCCCTCTAAGTTTTGTGTCATTAATAATTGTTGGGCTTTCTTAACTGCATTTTCTTCAGCGATTGGCATATGTAAATTGGCATAAGCCATTAAAGCTTCAAATATCTTACTATCTTTAACTTGTTCAGCTTCTGTTTTAAGATTGCCAAAGGTATTATCATCAGCATAATCTATAATCTTTTGAACAAAGCCAACTGTAGCTCCTCTATTTCTTTGGGGCTGTTTGCCTTCAACAATCTCTTGAATTGCTTTAGCGGCTTCAGACATTATCTCATCATTACCATCACTATTTAAGTCCATAGCTCTACGAACATCTTCTTCATCAAAATCACCTTGTCTTAATATAATTTCAGATAACCAAGATTTATTTACTTGACCACCAGACGTTATTAACCTATCTAAAGCGTCTGATTGCTTTCTACTTTTAATTTCATTAAGTTGTAGTTCTGCTTGACCACCAGATATACTAATATCAAATTCTTTTAAATCATCTCTTTTAATCTCTTCCCATTCTGCTCCACCTTGACCTAATATCTTAACTGCCATTGGTTCTCCCATATGTTCTTTTAAGCCTGCAACGAATTTCTTACCTATCTTAGCGTGAGCTTCTCTATACATCTTACTTACATAATCAATCCTATCTGCTACTAATTGAAGTTCACCAAAGAATATACCTACTTTCTTGTCTTTATCTGCATTGCCTTCAGTAGTTGAGTTAATTCCTGTTTTAGAACCTAAGTAATTATCTAAGTAAGAAACTAACTCTTTAACTTGACTAACATTATCAGGTGTTTGAAGTTCTACCAAAGAATTATGGATATTTCCTTTTTTGCCATCAAACTCTACAATGCCATCTGGCTTCCAAGTAAGCTGATTAAGGTTAGTTACTACGCTAGTATCAACGCCTCTCATACCCCAATTACGCTTTTGGATGTTATCTAATGCTTGATTGAACAAAGTAACCATACTATCAGCAACTGGATAAACATCATCACAAGGAGATTTACTTGAAAAGTTGAATGGGTCTTCGTGGGTTGCCCAAGTAACATAAGGATATTCATTACTTTCAAAGACTTCCTTTAACTCTTCTAGTCTTAATACAGCTCCACTCTTTCTATCAAAGAACAGATAATATCTCTTGCCATTAAAAGTAGTCATCATCTCTGATAGGTTGAACGTTCCAACGCCAACAAAACTATTACTTAAAGAGTCTAAACCTAATGATCTTAATCTTTCGTGCTTATTCTCTATTGTGTTATCACTTTCCTTTGTATCTTTACTATTAACACCAGCTATTAAAGAATTTACTCCTGCCTTTTGATATAAGCCGTTTGCAACTCCTTCTGTAATCTGACCCTTAGTCTTGAATATATTAATCTGTCCACAAAATAGATGCTTTTCAAGGTCTGCTCCGCCTTGTGGCTCAAACACAAAATCATAGTAATCAACTACTTCAAAATTAGATTTATACTTAGGGTCGCTTTCAGCAAAATACTTATAGTATGCTCTGCCGGAAAACATTGCTAAAGTCTTAGCACCCCTATCAATAAATGCCCATTGACCCCTATCAGCTCCCTTTTCAGCGTTCCATAAAGCTGTTACTTTCTTAGAAGCCTTTAAATCTCCTTCTTCTTGTGGTTTAAACTCAACATTAGGAAACTCATCAATCTTTGACTTAAAAGTGTCTATATATCCTGAAAGAATAGGCAAGGGAATATTAAACCTATTTTTAAGCTGTAGTTTTACTCTTAAAGCATACATATCCTCAAACTTCTTAATCTGTGTAAGTCTTGTAGAATAAAACAACTCCCAAGTTTCTATCTGCTTTTGAGCGTTTAATACTATTTGTTTTTGTAAGTCTGCTTTTATTTCAGGCATATATTTATTTATTATTTTCATTAAACACTTTACTTGTAAAATCATCACTATCGTTTCTGTCGCTTCCATAGTAATCACTAGCCATTTCTACTTTAGGTTGTTTATATACTGTTGTCTTCTTTGGTCTGTAGCTATCTAGTCCGTATCTTATAGCGTCCATTGAATGACTGAATTGATGCTCTGGTTTATTGATTATTTTGCCTTCTTTATTAATCTCCCATAGGTAATTACGATATTCTTTTACTATATTTATACTACGTCTAGTTATTGATATTCTTTGGTCTTGAACATATTGGATACCTTGAGCAACGCTATCCTTTCCTTTAGCACAAGGTAAGATGTTTACTCCATAACTCATAATCTCATCAATACTCTTAGGTTCAGCACTATCAGCTATTATTATAGGGTTTCCTTCTATCGTTAGTAGTATATCAGCAAGTTGTTTATTGCTTAATCCTTTCTGATAAGTCTTTTCATTAAGAATAAAGCCTGAATTATACTTGTAAATCTCTACTATTGAACTAGGGTCATTACTATATCCAAAATCTAATCCTATTCTTTCTAGTCTAGCTTCGTGGGGTATCTCATCAATTACATTCCAGTCTTTATATACTTTTCTTTCCATATTGTTTGGCTCACCTAACCACTTATGCCTATATAATCCTGGTCTATGTAATTTATCGTCTTCTATTTCCTTTAAGATAACATCAGGCATCATCCCATATTTTATAGCTATATCATAATTCTCATTAATAATTATAGTATCTGGTCTGCCTTCTAATACTAATCTACTATGAACTGGGTCTTCTTCTAACAAGCGATTATAAGTATAGATTATCTTAGAGTTAGGCTTTCTTACTGTTGGGGTTAAAACTTCTATGCTTTTCTTTGATACTGTTTGAGCTTCTTCTACCCAAGCTATATCTATTCCTTCAATACTCTTAATGCTTTGTTCATTATTCCATAAGCCTCTGAATATAAAGTCAGAACCATTAACTTTATTTAATATAGAATTGTTGGTTATTTCAAAATCTATCAGTTTATATTTTTCTATTAACTCTGATAACAACTGATGTGAGCTTTCTGCTATAGATGCTTGAAACTCTCTAAAACAAGCTACTCTAGTTTTCTTCTCTCTCGCCCTTATTAAAAGGTATCTAGCTACTGTATGAGATTTTAAAGAATACCTACCACCATATACTGCGGCTTCTCTCCAATTATCACCAAACAAAGGTTTATATTCACTTGGTATTATTATTGTTTCCATCTAAAAATTTTACTAATATAGGTTGTAGCTCTTTACCACCACTTGTTAAATCTATATTACTTCCCATTTCTTTTAATACTAATTGTAATGCTATTTTATCTATATCGTTATCATCTAGTTTTGTTAGTTTCTTTAATACTTTACCCCAAGCTTTTTTTAATACTAAAGACTTAACGTATTCATCTTTTAATGACTTACGCCCACTTCTTCCTTTCTTTCCTACACAATTTATTGGTTTTATTCCTGCTGGCATATTTGTATTTTAATATACTAAGGTTATGTAATATTAGCTAATTTCTTATCTTAATCTGTATTATTAAATCATTAATCAAGGCTGTATATTATGTTTATTACTATTAAGGTTATGTTTAGTTTCATATTTGTTTTAATATCTGGGAAAAACTAAAGTTCTTGTTCTTATGTTCTTTTAAGGAGATTAAGAAGTTTCCTGGTTCTCTTGGAAGTTTTATTTCCCTGAATTTCATATAACATCTTTGATTACAATACTTACGAGACTTATAATACTTCTTGCCGTCTCCTTTATTCTTTATTTTTGGTTTGCCACACTCTTGACAATATCTCATAATAATGTCTCATCAAATTATTT